CTCCTTAATTGATTGCCAGCCAGTCCACAGAGGTTGTCCCTGTGGAGGTTCGCACTACATTCAGCGTAAAGCCTGTTTTACTGGAGTTGCTTACTGTGGCAGCTGCAACATTGGGATTGGTGGTGTTAGGAGTCACATAAATATGAGGTATCTTGCTGAACGTCTCAGCGAAGGTGATTTCTGTGCTGACAGTTTCACCTGCTGTTGTGGTCTCTATCCGTTCATTCTTGTGCTGAATCTCTGGTATCTGTGCCATCTGTTCCTGCAAGGCTTTCAGCTCCTGTTGGAGCTGGCTAAGCTGGCTGACGCTGTTCGAGGTGGAGGTACTGCCCTCCCCCTCTGCATCCGTGCTGTTGCCGGAAGCAATTTCCGTTCTCACGCCGCCATCAAAAGTACATTTAATGGAAGCCGCCACCATATCAATCCATTCCTCTGTATCACAGTCCTGAACGCAGAAAAGGTCTCCTGGGTCGTTCATTCCGCCCAGACAGAAGGACGCTTCTCCCAGATGTATCTTTTTTTCGGAGTATAGAGCGTCAACAATCTGCTGTGCGATTTCCTCCGTCATAAAAGGGTTTTCCATGTACAAACAGGTTGAGTCTGCACCGTCGTCTTGATACGATTGCATAGGGGGATTAGGGATTGCGCTAATGACCTCACTTGTGCCGTCCTCCTTGGGGACGGTACAGCTCAGGCGCATGACCTGATAGGTACCGTTGTGCTTCATGGTGTCCTCGTAATACTCGTCCATCGAAACATCGGTGAAATAATCGTTGACGTTGAAGTCATCGTTTGTATCATCTTCTTCGGTGGGAGGCCAGGTGGCGGCGGGGCCCTTGACAGGGGGATAATAAAATTTAATACGGACAACCGCTAAATTTCCTTCACGGTCAATGACTGCACTGCCCCCCAGCAGTCCCGCCATATAACCCAGCATCTGCTTTAGAGTGCGCCCTGTCAGCGTTCCCGTGACAACGGCTGTTTTCGCCATATTTGGCACACTGCTGGACAGGGTAACGCCCGCCTGGTCTGCAATGTCCTGAAGAATTTCCAAAACCGTAGGTTCACTTCCCACGGTAGGCTGATAGCTTCCACTGAATTGACAGTAACAAGCATCATAGGCGGTAAAGGTGGTGCTGTCGGTGGATTTTTCACACTCTGTCACCAAAAATGTTCCCAAAGCTCCATATTCCACCGTTTCGTTCACAGAAACCCCAATTTCCGCTTGAATGGTCGTTCCCTTGAGGTCATAGCGTCCGCTGATTGTTCCCTCAATGGACGCTGCACACACATTGCCAACAGAAATGCTGTCCCTGCTGCACACGTTCGCCTCCCAAACCAGCTTCCGAATTTCGTCTGCCGGAACCAATGGTTCTGTCTCTCCTAGGGCGGTGAGCTTGATGACATGGGCTGTGGTGTTCAGCCCTTGGATATATTGCGTTGATACCTTTTTATTCATCCTGCCACCTCACTGTTCAATTCCGTCCACCGTCACGTCAGTGACAAACTGGTTCTTTGCATCCCAGCTGTACCAGGTATAGCTAGGTGTACCAAAGTAGACCGTTTTGGTCACCGTAGTGCCCGTCATGTCAGTGTACTTCATGGTCACAAAGGGCTTGCTTCGGTTGCTCACCACTTTTTCAATAACAGCGACTTCTTCTGTGGTCAGTACCCCCCATTTGATGTTGATTTTGCTCTTAATGGCAACAATAGTTCCCAACATCTTGCCTGAGCTGCTTCTTCCGGTATTACTTGACCAAATTTTTTCACTGGTAATGGTCATCCCCCCAAGGGCAGGAGTGGGCATCTTTGTGCCGTCAATGTACAAATCAGATACAGTAATGCTTGCCAATTCGCCCACCTCCTTAAATCAAAACGGGGCTTTTTCCGGTGCGGTTCCGCTCGCCGTTGATGTATTTCACCACAGTTTTTCCCACTACCTGGCGGTCAAGGGTGACGGTCACGTTAATGGTCTGCTCCCCCTCAGAGCTTCCCATGCGGCTGACCACCTTGTCAGCGATTTTATCCATCCAGCCAGTGTTGCTTTCCAGCGGCAGGACTGCTTCCCGCCCAGCTTCCCCGCCGCCCAGCAGGGTGTTCCCCGCCATGCCGAACAGCTGTGCGCCGTTGAGGATTGCTCCCTTTGCGTTCCAGGTGACATTAAAATGGGGAAGTGCAATGGGCGTTCCGTACCATTGCACAGACACCTTAGGCAGTTTGATTTTAAAGGTGGCGGTTAAATCACCCAACCAGCCTTTTACCGTTTTCCAGCCAGACTTTACCAGTCCGATGCCAACAGAAATTTTTGTTCCCACAAACTTAGAAACGGTACTCCAGCCGTTTTTCACCAAACTGACCGCCGTCTGAACAGTGCGGTTCTGCCCCCATTTTTCCTTGAAATAGTTCCAAATCTGTTGGGGCGTTTCTTTCAGTCCAACACCAATACGGACTACCAGATTACCCAGCTCGTCCAGCTTCTTTTTGAAGGGATTGGAAATATGTTCCTGGAACCAGCCGCTTATCTTGCTCCCCGCCGCTTGGAAGGCTTTTCCCAAACCATTCATAAGAATCTGAACAATGCCGTTTGCCAGCGTTCCCAACTGGGAAAGCAGCCCATCCTTTTTCCCGATGAATATCGACAAATCCTGCAATTTTTCCCCGACATATTGGAAGGCGTTTCCCAAGCCATCCAAAACGGAGACTATCACGCCCCCTGTCCAAGAGGCGATAGGCTGCAAAAAATCCTCCCATACGGTTTGGGCGATAGGGGCGAGTACTGCCAGTACGCCGGACAGCACCTCCAACGCTCCCGCCAGCAAATTACAAACTGCCGGTGCGGCATCCTGCATGACCCAGTTTCCCAACGGCTTCAGCACATTTTCATAGCCCCATTGCAGACCGCTTTTCAGCTGTTCCCCCAGCTTTGCCGCCGCATTTGTCAGCTTGTCCAGTCCCTCCACTGCGCCCCAGTCGGTCATTGACCAAAGTTCCCTCAGCGGATTGAGCAGCTTTTCCAGCCATTGGCTCAAATTTTTTACCAGGTTCAACTGAACTGTGGCACTGCCGCCTCCACTTCGGCTGCCGGAGCTGCTGCTTCTGCGCCCGCTGCTTTTGGAACTACTGGAACTGCTGGAAGTAAAGGTACTCAGCCGATTGATTTCATCGAAGCTGAACAAATCCCCCAGCCCCTTCCGCAGCCGCTTTACCGTTCCCGAAGCATTGGTTGCCGCCTTTGACAGCTTGGTCAGCGCAACAGCCGCATCATTGAGCTGTTTTGCCGCCCCAGTGTTTTTGTCACTCAAGCTCCTTTCCCCTCCTTCTCTCTGCGTATTTCTCCATGATGTGCCGGTATTTCTCCAGCCGCATTTCCTTCACTTCTTCCTCGTTCCAGAAGGGGAAGGCTTCCCAAAGCTCAGGGAGCTTCCCCTCCAGCACAGCTTTAGCAATCAAGCCCGCCTGACGATAAGCAATCACCGCCTGGTTCTGGCTCTCCCGCCGCAGGCGTTCCCTCTGGGCAGATATGACCTGAACAATCTCCCCCCACGTCATATCCTCCATATCCCAAAGGGACAGCCCTGCCATGCTTCCCTCTTGGAGCAGGTTTTCTAACTTCAACCCTCCCCAAAAGGGTCGTTTTTTTCTTCTTTTTCCGGCTGTTCCAGTCCCTGGAAGGCATCCTCCACCGCCTGGGCAATGGAACCCTTCAGCTGTTCCGCCTGCTCCCTGCTGATAAGACCGGACTGTGCCGCAATGTCAAACGCAAGCCCGCCGAACTCCACCTGACCGCTCCAGCCGTTGTCAACCAGCAGGTCATATAATTCCTCGCCGTCCTGAATTTCGTTGTGATTGCCCGCCCAGTTCAGTGCCGCTTCCAGCAGAGCCGCCATGCGTTCTCCGTCACCGGCAGCAGAAAGCACCGTTTGCAGCACATCCTCCTGGTACCGTTCCCGCAGCATCCGCTGTCCAGCCACCGTCAGCCGGAGCTGGACGGTCTGCCCATCCAGCCGTAAGGAATAGCATCTTTTCGCCATATCCGTTCCTCCTTAGGCGGGATTGGTCACGGACCAGTCACTCTGCAAGCTGACAATCAGCTTGGCGGTAATCAGCTCATCCACCTTTGCGCCTGCCACATAGGTGCTGATGTAGCCAGTAGTCTTGAACACCGTTCCCTCAGGGAACTTCACCTCTACAGCAGTGACCGTCCGGCTGTCCTGCAATGCCTTCAGCTTCCGAAAATCAGAGTCCTCAGCACTGTTGTCAAAGAGGTACGTCACTTCAAAACTCTTTGCGTCCTGAACGCCAGGCACATTCTTTTTCATGCTGTCCTTGAGACAGGTGGCATCCAGCTCGGAGGGAGTGCCGCCAATGTCGCCAATATCCTGCACATAGTTCAGTGCAACATTATTTACTTTCAGCTCAATGCCAATGCTTGCAATTCCCTGCTTTGCCATATACAATCTTCCTTTCTTCCTGTTTTATGGGGGTTAGTCCACCAGCCGCATAAAACGTTTGTCAATTTTTCTGCCGAACCGCATGGTTTTCCGCTCATACTTGCTGTCCTCGCTTTTGTCCGGCCCCATATACACCCTGCGGAGTCCCAGCTCCAGCATGGCTCGGTTGACCTTTTCTGTAAGCTTCACCACAGTTTCACGGTCAAACGCCCAAATATCTATCTGGTAGCTGAGTTCATCCACCACCGAGCAGTCAGTAGAGCGGTTGTTAAATTCGTTGTAGGTGATTATCACGCCCTCTGCCCGCTCTCTGGGATAGCTCTGCCGCACGGAAAACGCCACGTCACAGTCTATCTGTTCCAGTGCTTCCTTCACCTGTTCCCGAAGGTCTACCAGCATCAGCTCTGCTTCCGTCATGTTCTCCCTCCTTATACTATCCGCTCCATCTGCACTAAACGGTGATTGGGCCATTTCTGGATTTTACGCACCTCATAGACCCCATCGTCCAGCACGATTCGGTCATAGGCGGACACTTCCAGACTGCCGAATAACGCCCCCTGCAAAATACACCGGTTGGTTTCTCCTGCTTCTTTCAGGGAATCTCCCGTGCTGAGCTGACCGCCCGTCTGCCAATACTTCACATTCTGCCAGCAAACGGCGTTCTCGCTTTCTGCGTCTACTATCACGTCAGGGCAGCTCATGTCATACTGGCTGATTTGTTCCCCGTAGCGGTCTTTGACCAGCCGTCTCCGGTGGAGGGTGTAGCCCATCCGCCACGCCTGTGGGGTTTTTCTGTTCAGCATGACACCCTCCGGTACCTGGCAATGCTGTGAAGGATTTCCTCCACCGCCGCCCGATATTCCTGTGCGCTCTGATAGGTTTCGCTCTGGCTGATTTGTCCTTCCGTATAGCTTCTGGACTTCAAGCCGCCGTTTTCCGCCTGGTCACGCCAGTAGTACACCTCCGCCAGCTCAACCACCTTGCCCAGCAAGCACTTGTCCAGCTCCTGACAGTCCAAATACAGCAGGATTTCCCCTTCTGCGTCCCACAGCTCATCTTCCAGCAGAGCTGTAGTTTCATCGTCCAGCTCCTCCAGCCCCAGCCTTCGTTCCAGCCGGACGAGCATTTTTTCCAACATTTCACTGGTCATATTTTATCCCCCCTTTGTCCTGGGTCTGTCCGGTTCGTCTGCCTTTTTGCCGACCTTTCTCCCCGAACAGACCGATAATGATTTTTTTACTTCTTATTCACCGTCATCATGGCAAGTGCGCCAGGCTGAACCACCTTTGCGCCGTAGGCGTGGAGTCCCTTCACAGCGTCAGAGAAATTCTTTTCCAGGCGGTAGGCTTCCAGCTCTACCAGCTGCTCTGCAAAGGAACCGGCAGCATTTGTGCCAGCAATGACCTTGTACTTCGTGCCGCCCACATTGGGAACATTGTTGCTCAGATGAATCTGGAAGCCAGCGGCTTCGCCTACCAGACCGCCCTGCAAAACCGCCTGATTGTAGCCAGTGCCGTTGCCCACAAACCGCTCATCCTTCAGCAGCAGGGCATGGTACCAAGGGGGCAGAACCACCCAGCGACCCATCATGGGAACATTGGACTCAGAGAGAACCGTACCCAAATCCACCAGATAGTCGTAAGCATTGGCAGAGGTGGGAACCACCGCTGTGCTGTCAGAATACAGAATATTTTCGCTCTTGCAGCCCTGTGCCAGCAGGTTCGCCAGATAGCAGTCAATCACGTCATTGATGTTGTAGCTGGCTCTCTGCATAGCGGAGTCAATGAGCTTGGGGTTAGACTGGGCGTTGTCAATATCCTTGACCTGGAAGTTGAAATACTTCGCCTGGTCAATGACCAGATTCTGCTGGGTGCCATCCAGTTCTTCGGGAGCCTGAATGTCGCTGCCATCATAGTCGTTGATGGTGATATCACCCAGCTGATTGATGTGAACAGTGTCACCGAAGGCACGAATTTCGCCCTCATAGTCACGGTTCATCAGTCCAGCATAGACATGAATCTTGTCCAAATGGTCAAGCAGCCGTGCAGACCAAATCTCAGGAATAAAATTTTCAAATGCCATAAATAACTCTCTCCTTTACTGTTGTGTTGTTTTATGAACTCAGCCAAAGGATTTTGAAGGAATCCTTTGGGAAAGCACCACGATTAGCCCCTCAACGCTCTGGAAACCTCGTCCCAGTGGGCGTTGATTTCGCTGGCAGACATTCCTCTCAGGGTGTCTCGGCTGTAGCCCTTGCTGCGGGCCGGCTCTCTGGGTGCGCCCGCCCCCCGCATTCGCTGGGTAATTGCCTTTGCCAGCCCCTCACGGAACAGGCATTCAAACTGTTCCACATTTTCCAAGGACTGCTCCTCGTCTGTCCCTGTCAAAAACTGCGCCATTTCCCCCGGCAGACCTCGACCGACCAGCTCTCGGCTCACGGCGTTTTCCAGCTTCTGCCGAGCAAAGGCAGCCTTTTCCGCCTCCAATGCCTGTCGTTCTGCCTCCAATTCCCTGCGCATAAGAACCGGTTCAGCGGGGGGAGCTTCCTCCGTCGGTTCCTGACCCGTCTGCTGTTCCAGCAATTCTTCTTCCTTCATTCCCTGTGTCCTCCTTTGTCTGGTTGTTCTGCTTGCGGATATTTTCCAAGGCTTCCGCAGGGTCACGGATAAACCAAAGCTGACTGAGCAGGGTCTGGTCATCCACAATTCCACGGAGCCGAGTTACCATGTCCACAATTTCTCCCTCGTCAATGGGCATATTTACCGTAAACACCACGTCTATCTCATTGATGCTCACCGGCTCCATCTCGCCCATCGTGTAGAGCCATTGATTATACAGCCGGAACCGCTCTTTCAAGCCCTTTTCCATCCGGCGAATCTTGTTCCGAACCATCAGGTTCATGGTGAGCAGCTTCAATTTCAACGCCTGACCGCTGGCATTTCCTGCGAACTTTTCGTCGCTCATATCCACTGTCAGGGTCATTTTGTGCATTTCCCGCACAAGGGCATCTGCCAGCACCTGAACTGAGCTTTCATCGAAGGTCTTTTGAATGTATTCAATGCGGGCATCCAGGGGCGCACCGTCCAAGAACCGCTCCTGAGCCAGCCGTCCTTCGTCCCCTTCCCGCAGGGTCATGCCGAAGAACACCAGCAGGGCATCCACGAACTTTTTCTTGTCGGTCAGTCGGCTGCTCATGAGCTGGTCATAAGCGTCAATCAGACTGATAATCTGCTCGAAGTCTCCCTGCCGTTCGCTGTTGTTCTCATAGGCAATCATGGGAACCTCGCCAAAGAAATGCTCCCGTGTCTCCCCCACCTGATGGAACACGGCTGTTTTCAGGTCATCGCTGCGGTAATCCTTCTCTGTTCTGTCGGTATAGACGGTCAGGAAATAATACTTTTCCCGTGCAGTGGTCTCCCTCCGCTCCCAAACCATGCCGAACAGCTTGTTATGCTCTACCGTAGAGTCACAAACTAAAATGCCGCATCTGGGGTCAATTCTGGCACTTTTGGGGCGGGGAAGCTCCTCGCTGGAGCCATAGCACAGCTCCAAACAATCCCCGAAAATTCCCATTCCCTTGCCGATTTCCTGGTCAACCTCGCTGATATGCTGTTGCTGGAAGCAGTCCATCATGGGAGTCAGGTCAATCCTTCCCCGTTCCCGTCCTCTGCCTCCAAAGCTGACCTCCATGCCGCTGAATGGGTCACGGTTCTTCCGCCGCTTGGGGTTGTTGTCGTACTTCACCGGCTCACCCAGGTAATACCCCAGCCCGATATCCACCACATACCGTGCGTAATTCACCGCTACCCGTACCTCGTCTGGATTTTTCTTCCCTCTCAGCACAGGGTGATTTCCCCGATAGTAGTCGTCCAGCTTTTGATAGCGTCCCGCCGCTTCCTCTGCCCGCTCCACCAAGTACCGCAGCACATGTGGCGGGATGTCCTCCACATTGGGAACCTCCTCCCTGTCCAAATACCAAATCATGTTTTTCCTTCCTTTCCCGTCTTGTCGTCCTCACAGCCCCTTCGGGCGGCGGGTCACCCTTGCCCGTCCCCGCTTGACCACGGTGGTCACAAAGTACCGTACAGCGTCCATGCAATGGTCATGGTCTTTCACTGGCTTATCAATTCCCTGACTGGCGGCGTTTTCATCCCACACATAGGAGCGGAACTCGCTGATTGTCCGTGTGCAGCTTTTAGAAAACAGCAGTGTCCCATCCCTCAGCATCTCACTGACGTTCCGAATCCCGTCTAGCACTCGGTTGTCTGCCGTCTGGACGGGAAGTCCTCTCTGTCTCAGTTCTGTGATAAAGCTTGCCGCTGATGGGTCAATTATCACCATTCGTGGATAAGAACCCTGTAAAAAAAGCAGCATATCCTCTGCATACTCGCCGTCTGTTTTCTGCCGCTGCCGCTGTCTGCCGTCCCAAACATATTCCCGCAGACAGACCCACCTTCCGTCCCCCGCCTTTTGCCAGAGCAAAAACACCGTTGGGTTTCGTGTGCCATAGTCCACACTGACATAATAATCGCCGCTGGTTTTGGGGAGGGTTTCCAGCACATGGCGTTCTGGGTCGAAGCCGTCATAGACCAGTCCTTCCGCCGACACCCACAGTCCCAGCACATACCGGTCATAAAAGACCCCGCTGTACATCCGCTGGTACCGCTGGCGAATTTCTTCACTCAGGCTGAGGTTATCCTCCATGGTAAAGTGGAGGTAAAGAATGTTCCGCACCTTGGCTTGCTTGACCCATTCGGTATAGAACCAATGCTCCGGCCCCTCAGGGTTGCAGTTGAACCAAAACTTACTTCCCGCCACACTGCACCGAGCCATTGCTTGCTCTACAAAGGAACGGGGCATTAACGCCACCTCATCCAGCAGTACCCCCGCCAGGGTCAAACCTTGAATCAGGGTGTAAGAGGATTCATCCTTACCGCCGAATAGGTAATAGGTATTTTTCTTTCCCATTCCCGTAACGGTAATCCGGTTCTCGCTTCTCCGCTCTTGGAATTGAAAGATGCCCTCCAGCCATTGGGGAAGCTGGTCGGTCACGTTCCGCCGGAGGGATTCAATGGTTTTTCCGCACAGGGCGAACCGTTCCCCCTGGAACCGTTCCATGCTCCACAGGAGAAACCCCACTGCCATAGACAGGGTTTTGCCGCTTCTGACACTGCCATCACAAAGGATTCCATCATATCCGGCAAATTCACTCCGTTTCCACCAGCTCAGGGTCAGCCTCTGCCGCTGACTGAAGCTCTGGTATTGCATCCCCCAACGCTCCTTCCTGCTCCAGCATTTCCATCAGGTTGTTTTCCGGCTTAAGGGCGTTTCCTGCCCCGTCCCCCCACCGCTCCGGTCTGCGCTTTTTCAGCCACAGGGAAATGGCACTCATGTCCGGCCCAACCTGCTTTACCGTTTCGACCTCCTTCCGCTCCCCTTTTGGGCTAATCTCCACCTTTCGTTCCGTGCTTTGATAGCCCAGTGCCTTTTTCAGCAGGGCACTTTCTACCTGAAAATCCAACGCCTGACCATTGACCTGTAATGCTTCCTGTATCTTTGGTTCTCGTTTTTTCCAGCTTTTGAGGGTTGCAGTGGAAATGCCCATATATCCGGCCATTTCCTCCTCGGATTTTCCTTCCCTTGTCCAGCCTTCCAGCAGTATTAAGCCTTCTGGAGATATCCATTCCTGAAACCTGGTCATCTGTCCACCTCCTTCCTTTGAGCTGTCCCGATTATAGAACATCTGTTCTTGTTATTCAACAACTTTTTCAGTATAATCTTTGATTTTTTCTCATTTTCTTTGAAAATCTTTCTATTCATGTACCATGTTTTACAGTTTTTGAGCGTAAAAAAGAGCGGCACTCAAAGCAGAGTGCCGCCCGAAGGGTGATGTATTCGCCAAAGAAAGCTTTACTTTACCTTGGCACTTTTTTTGCTGCTCCAGCCGGAATAATAGGTGGTACTGCCCGAAACCTTATAGCTCCGAATCCGTACATAATATCTCTTGCCCTTGGTCAGGTTAGAAATGACCTTAGAAGCAGTAGACTTATCCTCCA